ACACCTGTAATTTTCCAGTTGATCTTCACCTTTGTGAAGTATGAAGAATCAGTCATGTTATAATCTTTATAGTTGGTTTCTATTACTTCAAAGTAATTAATTCTCCCCACGAAAAATCTGTTTATATAACCTTCGTCATAATCTTTTTGACTGATTGTAGGTGTATACGTAGACGGTTGTAAGTATTTATAACTGTTCAATCCTACTATAGCTTGTGTTCTTGGAGGCGTATCGTATATCATACATTTACATATTCTATTGTGGAAGTTCCTACACATCTCACCAACGCATTCACAACAGTTTCCCATTTACCAGATTCAAGTTTATGGTCAACTTCCAATACTTGGAATATCACATTGCCAGGAACATATGGTTTTGGCAAGTTTTTAATAGCAAAACATTGTAGATTTCTAAAGGAAAATATTCCATCTAGCGTGATTGATACTTGAAAATTATCAGCTACACCGCTGTATTTTGCTTGATTATTTTTAAAATCTCCATCGTCTAACATTTGTCTTAACCGAGTCTTCATATTTGAAGATAAGCATAAGTACTTGTAATTGTTTTTATTAGAGGGAGATTCAAAATCAGAACCTTCGCTTACATCTTTAAACGTCATACACAATATTCCATTCTTATCTTTAGAACCATATACTTGTAAATTGACTATATCGTTGTTCTCACTTTCTATACCAGCCGTTGCTCCCGGAGTTAATGTAGCTAACGAGCCACTTTGCTGAGCATACAATTTATCCAATTGAAACTGATCTAATCTATCAATAAATTTTATAAATGGAAGATTATTTAACAAACTGAGTGTAGCATTTAACTCTGTTATACTTTTAGCAGTTTGAATTTGTGTTTTAGGATCTTGAGATACCAATGCACTGTTTTGTCCGCTAAATAATACATTTGTTGCCTGTTCATTTGTTAAGCTTACATCGAAATTGATGTTTTTAATAACATTGTTGGTACTACCGAGTTCAAACGTATATATTTGTTGCAACAACGAAAAATTGATGGTATTTTTATCTACGACTGATATGGTCGATCTACCATTTTCACTTGCGCCTTGTACTATTTCAAACTTCCAATAATTGTCAACGGATTCGTTAACCACATTAAGTATAGAAGAAATTAAATCTTTATATGCGTCTGTACCTTTGTTTTCGGTCTTACAAAGTTCAATTATTTTCTTTTTGCTAATATAAATGTGTTTTAAATAACCGTAACGGTATTTTTGATAAGTTATAGTTGATATAACACCATTTTTTGTTTCTCTCGTTATGACTTTATCTTTGTCAAATGGAAATGAAGCAGATCCTTTTTCATTTGACTTATAATACAGATAGTTAATTACACGATCTAAATCGTCACGTACTCTATTTTTTGTTTTGAATGTTTTTCTGGTTGCTTCACATGCCATGTAATAACTGTCATCTGCGCTTAGATTAAAATATGCATCGGTGGAATTTTTTATTCTATTTTCTATTTCAGTATTTCTCTTTACTATTATATCGGCTAATTGTGCTGTAAAAATATTTCCGTTTTTATCAGCTGTTAGATTTGAATCGTCTGCAACCCCATAACTTGCTTGTTCTGGTTTTAAGTAACCGCCCTTTCCAGGGTTTTTTGATTTTACTTCACCAATATTTACCTTGGGAGCAACGGGATTTGGAATTAATACATTTTGATCACACGAAATTAAATTTGGATGTGCGTTAACTATTACATCTTGTATATCAATATAAAACTGTTTTGTTCCAAGATTAGACATAAACAAATTAAACACTTCAAATACAAAGTCTAATTGTAACCAAACATCGTCAGCTCCGTCTTTTGCATCAAAATCCAGATTATTGTCAGCAAAAGAAATTTGTTCAAGGTTCAAATTTCCTTGTCTTAAAGAGCCATATGATATTGCTGGATTTTCTTTTGATGGATTTTTTTCTGCACCATATGCCTTTTTAAAGTTACGACCACAAAATACTCGGTCTTCACTCTTTCCACCATAAAACAAATTGTATTGATTATTAAAAGACTGTAAACTGTTTATATCGCTTACAACTGTTTTTTGCAATGCTTCTTGTTGAGCGTTTTCATTTTTTTGTTTTTTAGTATCATCAGTTCGGTTAATTTTATCTAAAATATAATTTAGAAAATTAGACTTTATATTAGTTACACCTGTACTATACGGATTACCCGAAGTAGTTTTTGGTTGCTGTATAACATCATTAATATCAGAAAGATATAGTTTAATAAATGTTTTTAAGTCAATAAATTCTCTATCGAAATCCAAATCGCTGTCTGTTTTAAGTTTTACTTTAGTGTTATTTTCAGTTCGCATTCCCGCATATAACGCTTGTCTTGAAATCATTTCTACATTTGCGGTATATACAAATCCGTCCTGTGTTTTGAAAGAATATTTAGTAACAATTCCGGTAACACATCCATAATTGCCATTTGATAACTGAGCTCTATCCAATGCAAGTTGTGGTTGATCAGTTACCTCCCAACATTCATTTAAATCATTCAAGTTAATTAGAGACTTCTGATTAAATAAATTCCACCCAAATTCTATTATTAGATTAATTCCGGCGGTTAAAAAGAAAGGAGTCAAATATTCCAACTGAGCCAATCCGAAACATTTAAATTCAAAATCAGCATACGTCAACAAATCTTTGCTTTGTTTTACGTTTAAACTAACAAGACCAGGTGGCGGCACTATTGATGAAATTTGATTATTTTGTGGGAAATTAGGATCTATTATAGTGTTGTACGCAGTTTGTGAACGATAGATATTGTCTATATAGTGAGGATTTCCATCGGCTTCATATCCTATAATAGCATACTTTGAACCAAGTGGTTTATTTTGTTCATATCCAAAAGCGTCGTAAAATCCATCTCCTCCTTTTAGGATAAATCCGTTATAATCCTTAGGCAACTTGTTTTTATCTAAATAGGCACTTCTTGGTACTAATCCGTTAATTGACTTACCTGTACTGTTTGAAAATACTCTCACCCAAGGAGTCATCGGTCCTTTGTACTTATCGTAGTTGGCATCAAAATTAAAGTTAGAATTGGGCACATATGGTTGTGGAATACTCATTCCAATATTTGTGCTATTGTTTCTTCTTCTGAGTTCTTTGATACATTCGGTAGGTACATTTTGTATTTCCCACCATTTAGGAGCCGTGTCTGCTATGTAACTCATATAACTTTAATTTAATTGTTTTAATCGATTCATTATAACGGAGACGTTTGCTGGAATTCTTAACTGTCTGCTTACGTCCACAGATAGTTTATATCCTGGCAAATTATTAGCTCTAGCTATGATCCACCACAAAGTTTCATCTCCATAGTATTTTTTAGCTATACTATCAAGATAGTCACTTTCGCTAACAGTGATATAAAAATCATCAAATGATTCGGGTATCTCTGGATAATAAGTAGTTCTGTAAACATTCTTACCATCCCATCTTTTTTCAGTTGGTGTAAATTGATATCTCATATTATCCTACCTCCATCATATCTGCTGCTGGGGTGTTTAAAACTGGATCAAAATTTGTTGTACCTTGTGGGTATCGAATTCCTTCGCTGAAATTTGTTGGTTCACCTGATATTATTTCTGTTCCTCCCACTGGAACAACAGGTGCATCTCCCCAGACCGCTCTGCCGGTTTTTGGTCTATCTTTTTCGAGAATACTCATCTGTACACTAATTTCCGCTGTTCTAGGAAATTGAGCAAATCTGTTCTGTGAATCAGATTTTTCACCTCTCGGGTTTATTATGTTGTTAGTATCTGACCACGTAATAGAACGATCCGGTCCCCAATACCAATTATCTTTTGGATAAGTAGATTTTTCAGGAAGCGTTTCCCAAGAAGCATCATCTGGAATAGTAACATTGCAACTTTTTATCACGACAAAATGATTTTTATAAAAATCACCAAGAGTTAATTGTACCATAGGCGGCACCATAAATCCACCGGCGGCTCCCATTGTATAGTTTGAAGGTCTGGTTAAACCTACTAAATAATTAATTCTTTGCCACATCGGCATTAATTCTTTTATACTATGTGCGTTTACGACAAAGTTAAAGTTGACTTCTCTTGTGAATCCTTTGTAATAATAAAGTTTATCAGGTCTGCCTAAATATTCAATCGGTTCCCATTCAGCTGAATTTGTGTCTTGTATTCCTTTCACCGTAGCGCTGAATGGAATATATTTTTCATTTACAATGTCGTAGAAATAAAACTTTATGATATCAGGTCCAGAAGAACCGTATTTAGAATCGTCACCATACTGGGTTTTGAATTCATCTTCATTTAGTACATTTAAAGAATTTACATAATCGACGTTATTTGTTGGTTGTATAAATCTTTCTCCAATTTTTTTACCAAGTCTAGTTGGTAATCCTCTGTTTTCGTTAAAACGACTAGTATAGACATTTTCTTTTGATATATTAGTTAAATAATTGAATCCAATTTTGTCGTTCTTGAATTGTTTACTTTTTATATCAACCTGAGCAAATTGTTGTGGCAAAACGTTATTAATACGAGGAGTCTCAACATAATTGTTTCCATTGTTGAGTATCTTATTTAAATTATCAGATAAATTGGTAGCAATATCTTTAATCGGTTGATTATTAATATTGACAAACGTATCAGGCAAAGTCTTAGCTCCTAATGCTAAAACTTTATAGTTTAATAATTGATCGCTTTGTTCTGTAATTGTTCCTGAATTTCTATCCGCTTTTACAACATCTGTGTATTTTACTTGTGTAGTTGGTTTACCGTTAACTCCCGATAACACTGGATTGTTATAACGATCCGTTCCTTCTTTTGTAAAACCCTTTATCTCTGCACTTGTTATGTTATTTGCTCCTGTGGCACCACCATCAAATTGTAGAACACCAACGGATGCTGGATAGTTAACCACTCCGTTTTTGTTTATATAATAATCTTTTCTTTGAAAAGAAGGCTGATTTATGGAAGCATGATAAAATCTTTGATTTGCAGCAAGACCTGTAAATTTAGTAGTTGTTCCAAGACCTATAGCGTTTTTTAGTCCTGATACAATTTGACTCATTATTCCACTACCACCACTCTTGGTTGGTGTTATATTATCTACTTGAAAAAGACCACCAGCATTCAAATACAAGTCGTAAGTTTGTTCATCGGCACGATAACTTGATTTCCAAGGTTGTTTTGGTGGAATTACCCCGCCTATTAAGGTATTGTTTTGTAAAAAGTTACCAACGCCACTTAACAATCTACCAAAAAATGAACCTCCACCTTTTGCTACTAGTTTGCCATATCTAGAAGCATTATAAGCATTTGTAGCAGTTTGACCTCTTAATAAATCTCTAACGTCCGGTCTAGCTAATGGAGTTACAACTTGATCAGATCGATCTCCTCCGCCTAATAATGATGTAAATGTGGATAACCCAAGTCCACCACTGGCCAAACTAGCAACGCTACTACGAGGGGGTGCAGGTACTGCTGGGCCGCCACCGCCGAATAGTCCTCCTACAGTTCTTGCAATACTTCCTAATCCACTCGCTCCTAAAAGTCCTCCTACGATATTACTAGTATCTAAATGTCTAGTTGGTCTATCAACCAATCCAAACGAAGCAAGTCTTAGTGCTGCAATAATTGGCGACGCTGGATTGTATACTTTGGTTTCGTCATGTGGTTGAAATCCTTGTAGTACAAGTTGTTTTAATATAAACTTGGTACCTGTAGAACTTCCCAAAAATTTTCTTACTCTATCACCATCTCTACGTGAAGCTTCAAATACAGTTGTTAGTTTGTTGCGTTGACCTTGTTCGATGCTTCTGTATTGAAACATTTGGCTTGCAACCGGACCTTTAAGATATAAATCTTGAGGTTTATTTGTTGTATATAGTACACTAGAATTGCCTGGGGTACTAAATAACCTTTCTATCTTGCCAGGTGATCTTATATTGATATACTGTGCAGAAGGCACTGGTAATCGCAAACCAGATCCTTGTATACCGGATAAGGTGGTTACTTGTGTACCTTCAGGTGTGAACCCATCTACATATGTTTGACTATTTGCCATTTATTATAAATAGTATTAAGCTAGAGATGTTGCTTGACCAAATCCACCCGATCTATAAGTTGTTTTTGACAAAGCAGCATTAACTCGTTGACCGTCAAGATTTACAGCAATACCACCATTTGCCATCATGGTCATAAGTTGATCCATTTTTGCGACCAATTGTTGGTTGCTTGTTTGTATTGCGGACACAAGAGCAGATTCTCCCGAAGAAGCAGCGATCCCAGCTTTTGTGTTTTTAGCATCACCGGACAAATCGGACAACACTTCACTTGGCATTTTAACCTCGGACATACCTGGAATATATTTTGATATTAAATTATATCCCATAATAAAAGGTCTCACCAATGCATCTAATATCATACCACTTACCGATACGAGTCCTTTTACAATAGATAATCCAATTTCAGAAGGAGAATTAGCTCCCAATTTACTCATTATCCAATCGTATACATCTATGAATGGTTGTAGAAGGGTATCACGAATTGCATATCCTACGGCTTTTAATCCGCCTACAATAAGTCCATCTTTTCCAACAAATTCTTGAAATCTTTTTACAAGATTGTTTATAAACATAAAAGCGTTAATAACCAATCCAATTGGACCTAGAAATCTACCAACTGTTCCAAATATCTTGAATATCCCAGAAAATTTACTTACAAATCCTAATACCTTACTAGTAACTGATGATATCTTGTCAAAAAATCCTATAGTTTGTGGAAAAACGAGCATTATTGCCGTGAATATTGAACGAATAGAGTTCCCAAATGAACTTATATATTGTATACTTTTTATTATACCAGATATAGGTAATAAACCCTTTAATATAACCGGCAATGCTATATTAGCTACAGTTAAAAACCCATTAACGACCTCCATAACAGGCACAGCCAATTCACTCATCATTTGATTAAATTGATTTTGTAACTGAGCTAGTTTTTCTTGATTTAATTTTCTTAAAATTTCTTTCTCGACTAATACTCCTTCTTTTTTGGCCTCTTCATCTTTTAGTTGCACCATTCTTTCATAATCAGCAAGTGCCTTCTTTGCTTTTTCATTCGTACCATTTTTAACTAAAGCAATGTTCTTTTCTTGTTGCAACATGTCCTGTAATTCGCCTACGCTCTTACCAGCAGCATCTGCAAAGGCTTTTTGTTGAATTGGATTAAGTTGATTGAAATTAACTTGTTTAGCTATCTTAAGGATTTCTTTATTCGCTCCAATTATATCTTTATTAAATGATAGTTGACGAGCGTAGTTAAAATTAATATTTTGACCCAACAAAGCACTTGCTTTTAATTCAGATGCAATACTGCTTTCAAATTGCAAAAGTTTCTCAGCACTAGAAGCAGCTTTGTTTAAATCTATCCCCATCATTCTCGCAGCTGTTGCGGCTTTAATCATGGATACTGCCGAACTACCCACATAAACTCTAACATCATCACTTGCGTCTGCAACATCTTGCATTATTTTGCCAAGTGGCACACCTGCTGCCTGTGCCATTTTCTGTGCGAAACCAATCATTGATTTTTGAGAAGCCGCTGAATTTCCTGATATGCCTCCTAATGTTTTTAAGAATTTAACACTCGTTGATTCGGCAATTCCAAATTGTTTTGCCAATGCAGTTGTAGTCATCAACAAGCTCTTATCCTGCGCTACCAGAGATGTAAATTGTTCCGATATAGCGGTAATTGATTTGCCTACATCTTCAAATGTAGCGCCCAAGTGCATTGAATCTATGCCAACTTGTTTTATCAAAGATTCCAAACGATTTGCTTGACCAGGCAAAGCTCCCAAATTTGATCTTACCGAAACAGCGGCTTTATCAAATGCCTTAAAATTTTCATATCCAGTCTTGATTATATCAGCAATTAAAGTTGCCGGGGTAATCCCGTTCTGTATATATTCTCCCAATTTTCCTAGATCTTTTACAATTAACCCCGATGTACCGGCAATACTCAAAAAACTACTTTTAAGAATACTAAATACATTCGTCATGTCTATAGTTTCTTTTCCAGTAAGATTTATATTTCTAAGTATTTTTTCTGACTCTTCTCTTTGTTCTTGTAACTGTCTGACAACTTTACTGTTTTCTTTAGAATTACGATTATAATATTGTAATTCGGTCAATCGTAAAGTATTTTGTATTTTTAAAGCATTTATCGCTTTTTCTCGTTCAACTTTATCAATATTAGATTTTGATACTTGAGATTCTAATGCTTGAATCTGAGCTTTAGCAATTCTCATTTGGAGAAATGTTTCCTCACGTTTAAACTTCAACCCAACAGAATCTAAATACGATGATTTTGATTTAAGCTCATTTATTTTCTGAGCAATCGCGCTACTGGTTTTTTGCGCAATTAAGTATTTTTCTGCAATATTATTATTATTTTTTGCAGCTTCAATAATATTTTTAAAATTATTACTTAAAACATCAGTTTCATTGCTTATTTTTTCAAATTCTATACGCAATTTTTTTGACAAATCGGTCATGTCTCTAACCGATTCATTCATTTTGTTTAACTCATTGGGTGTTAATCTGTCAGCCATAAATTATATAATATAAATATAAATTTATTATATTTTAAAACGGTTTATCTACCTTGCCTTTTTTGGGAGGAGTAGATGATCGTTCATATGATTTACTCTCTTGTTCTTTTAACTTGACGAGTAAATTATAGTAATAATTACGTAGATGAACAGGCAATGAATAAGCGATACTTACATTTATAGCGCCATTTGAAAAATAACTAAGCTGAAATATTTGTTCGTGTAGTTGTAACCGGTACTCAGGACTCAGGCCAAAAAAACTGTACCGTCATCGGTACATCCATCCTTTCCTCATGACTGCAACTTGGACACGTAAAGTTGAAAGTCATATCTAATTCAGGTGAAATTTCTCTTGCATGTGATCTTAACGCCATGCTGTCTTTTGACAATAGTTCGGAATCTACAAATTTGTTTATGATTGATCTATCGGTTTTACCATCAATTGAAGTTATCATTTTCTTCAAACGTGTGGTAACTTCTGTACTGCCCCCTGATTTTACAAACTTTGATGTAGCTTTTAACTCCCCGTCAATATCAACTTCGTCTTTTGAGTTTAATAATTTAAACGTAACTACTTTCTTTGAATACGGAAGTTGAAATTCAAAGTTGTTTTGTCCTTTTGTGATTTTTTCAAATTCGTATGGTTTCTCACGGAGTTCGCCTAAATTAACTACTTGTTTAGCATCCTCGTAACATTTTTGACATTTAATCTGAACGGGACCATAACTATCACCGTATGCCAATCGTCTTGCGGCAACAAACAAAGCGTTTTTATCACATAGTAGCAAATTTTCAATATTTACACCCACCGTAACAATCAAACTTTCAAGTAGTTTGTCTAAAACTACTCCTTTTTTAATAAGATTTTGACTGGTAAGAATATCTTCTTCCTTTGCAGTCATCATCTTCATATCAACATAACCCAAACTTAATGGGTCATTATCGGCGTAAAAATAACCTTTACTTGGCAAATCAATACGTTCAGTTGGATAACTTGTTTGTGGTGAAGGATCTTTTGACGGATTGTTTCGTGTAATTATAATTTCGTCACTCATAACTTTATAACAATATATAGGTGATTAACCCAATTTTTAGTAATTATATTTAAGTGGATTGTACCTGATGTTTAGCTGCTTGAAGCATCAAATCTGCTCTTTTTACAATATCTTTAGCTTTTTTAACAGCTTCATCTCCTTTTTTCTTATCTTCGTCAGATGCAGCCGTGTCTTGTTGAGCTTCCGCTGAATCCAACTTTTCACGAGCATCGTCTAGTTCAGATTGTCTTTGTTTCTGTAGAGCGATGTCTGCCAACTTCTTCATACTTTTAACCTTAGCTTCATCTTCTTTTAATACACCGACAATCAATTTCTTTAATAACTTCTTTTGGTTTTCTGATAATCCTTGGGGCGAAGCTAGTTTATTATTCATAATATTGTATACAGATTCGTCGTATTTACCAAATAAGTCTTTGATAAACTCTTTTCGTTGTTGTGGATTTAAACCAGCATATTGTGCACGTAATTGACTCGCACTTCTTGCAGGCATACCCAACACAGTAAAATCAGTGGTTGGTACTGTATCGATATAACCGTGTGTTATTGCAGGTTGTAATTTATCTAGTCTTTTAGGAAGTGGTTGTAAATAAGCTGGAGAACCATCCTTTTTGGTGAATTTGCTGAATCTCGGATCTTCTGCCATATCTTTTTCACTGACAGCAAATATAATACTATCTCTATTAATATCAATTGGTATTTTTCCAACCAAGTTTTGTAGATTATAATTTTGTGCCACCTTTACTATTTTTTTCAAAGGTACGCCTGTTAAGGTCATCATTTTTACCTTTTCATCAAATGTAAATGGCGACTTAGGCAATTCTACTTTATCTGTAGTTGTGATATAAACATCGTTACCACCATATTTTGTACTTAAATAGTCATATACACCCTTGTGACCTTTGTGAAATGGGTGAAATCTGCCTGGGTAAATTACAAATATTTTCTTGCCTAGATCCATATACTAATAAATAGAAAAACCCCAGCGTTTCTGCTGGGGTTCTTTTTAATAAGGTTATATCAATATTGTAGAACACAATAGTCTGGTTGAATGGTCAACGTAATCGTTAACGCTGATCCATCGTCACTCCAGTCCATTTCACCGAAACTAGCATCGGTAATGAAACATCCACGTAGACTCCATTCTTCTACTTTGTCACCTACTGGACCAAGAACATTGACGGTCAAATCCTTCTTATAAAAGTCTTGGTAACCATCACGACCGGTAACAGATTCATGGTGCAAACGTACCCATTCCATTACTGCTTGAGCACCACTTGGTACAATTGGATCATACAATTCCATGGTCATTGATTGCCAAATACTCTTACCTTTGTAGAAGGTACGAATGTTGATATGATCAAGTTCTTTTGCTGTTTGTTGTAGCTTTGGTCTATCAGTTTTCTTGATAATGAAAGAAGGAATGCCATCGGCGTACAAAATGAACCTATTTTTAACTTTTGGTTCAAAAGATGTAGCGAAAATTTCGTTTGGATTTAGTAGTTCTGCCATAAATTATACCTTATTATGTTCTAGATATAAATATTAAAAAAATTGATTTTATACAAAGTTTTTTATATTTTAGACAATTCTTTGTCAGTTAATTGATTGACTGTATCTCTCAGTTTGTTTATATACCCAGTTGAACGTAAAAGTTTAAATGTCAAGTTTTCAGTACTATATTCTCCACTTTTATCTAACCCAGACTGACGCATATCATATAAACGCTTAATTAACTTTTTGATTTTATCTATGTTTTGATCTTGTATAGCCTTGTCTATTGATTGCACCAACTGTTTGTACTTCTTTTTGATAGCATCTTTGTCAACCTTTATGTCTTCATGTTTTGGCTTTTTGACCCAGTGATTTTTCATCAAACTATATACCGCTTGACTTTTATTAACCTCATTTTTATCTTGGATATAAACCTCAACAGGATGATTTCCTATCTTTATATCATGTGCTTGATTCCACTTGTTTTTCAAGCCGTCAACATAATTCTTAACCAATTCTTCATCATCTCCAATTTTAGAAAAATCTACAACTAAATGCAAATCAATATCACTTGTTGGAGTCCAGTTATATCCAGCTGTACTGCCAAGAAAATAGATGTCTTCCAATGGAGCAGTCAATTCAGTATCTTTATAAAATGTATTAGCAACCTTCAAAAGTGAATTTAATACTTCGGGTTTAATATTATCTTCAGTAGACCATATCGCCGGATTTAGTATGCTATTATAAATTCTATGCTTTTCTTTGATTCCAAGTATTTCTTTTAATTGATTTATAGTATTAATGGAATCAGTATGAAGAATAGCTTTACCGCCTGCATTTATAAAATCATTCACCACATCTTCACGATCATCAATCAAAATACTATTGTTATTTGCAAATTTACTTTTATCTTTTCTATTAGATACCAAATTTGCTGGCCATGTTATATTTTTATCTTTAAGCCATTGTTGTTTACCAGCTTTTGATTTAACATCCGGTGCATGACTTAATATTTCTACTTGGGGAAAACTTTTAACAAAATTATAAAGCAGTTTACCATCTTTCATCCATGGCATATTAGCATAATAGTCAGGACTATTTTTATTTACTAACTTATAACTATTCTTCTTGCCATATAAACTATCATAAGTACTTACAGGTATACCACCACTATAGCGCTTAAATTGAGCTTCCCAATCACTAAGCACTCCATCCATGTCCACATAAATTTTGTAATTATTACTTATCATTTATAATAAATATAAGCATTATCAGCACTTTAAATAATAACTTTATGTAAGCATTTATATAAAATAAGCATTCAAGTACCACAAGCGCTTAAGATGCTTATACTTTGTATAATACAGGATGTCAAGTTATAATAACAAACTTATTTAAAAAGATTTGTTAAAGATTCCTCATTTACAGTAGCAATAACTTTCGAGTGAACTCTTCTATTCAATTCAGTTCTTATTAAGTTTAAGCTATTTTCGTAGTTTTTTATAGTTTCGTGGTGATCAAAAGCAATAGCTTTAAGTTCCAGATCACTAAACTCAAACAACGGTTTTGTAGATATTATATTTTGTTCCATAACGTTTATATATATTGATTTAAAATACCCGATAAATTTTTTATAAACAGTTCTTTAGTATATTTGTTAGCTGATAGTGCAGCCTTTTTTCCTTTACTAATAACCTCTTCTCTATTATTATAACAATAAATCATTTGGTTGATCATATCAATTTCACTAAACTCGGCCCATTTAGCACCGTGTTTGCCCCAACAACCTGTGCTATACACCTCATTGTATTTGATATCAAATCCAATTTCATTATTAACAAATTCTTTCAGTCCGCCATAACTTGTGTATATAATAGGTCTACCACAACATAAACTCTCTTGTTGCATCATACCCCAACCTTCACACGTTGTTCCACTTACATACACATCTAAATTATGATACCAATCCCGCAATTCTTCTTTAGTATATTTTACACTTATATACTTAATTCGTGAATCCAATACCTTTTCAGGTACAGATGTACATGTTTTTATTTGCAACTCTACATTTTTTACGCCGTTAAAAGCTTTTAAAAAACACATGACAACCTTGTTTAAATTTTTACGTGGATCTTCATTTGATATACCAAACACAAATTTATCCCTCGTAAAATGATCTTTGTATACGTAGTTTTCAGTATCACAAAACAAAGGCACTACATCGATCTTTGTGTTCAATCCTTGATCAATAAAATTATTTCGATTGTAACTATTTGGGACAATTATATGACTAAATCTACTTAATATTTCAATCACAAGATCATTAATTCTGGTACTCTCCCACATAGTCAATAAAATACGAGGTCTATCAAAACTCACATGAGTCAAAACATTTTCAATAGAAATATCGTTGGACATACAGAGAACTGATAAATCCAACAAGGTAGGATTGAATGTGTGTGTCTTGTCAAAAAATTTAATATATCTATCGGAAATCCCGCTATATGTTCGTGGTATAACGTTATAACCAACTGTAGGCAGATCTGTTAATAGTGTATATAACAACTCGCCGTAACCAGAAACGGAATTGTATTTAGAACTTAAAGTTATACTTTTCAATTTGGTATATAATAACTACCCACAACGTCCTGCGATTTCAATAACTTATTAGCCGATGCTGCCATTGACGCACTTAATAAAGAAAACGCTGTGTCAACACACTCTTCATTTGTTTTCCCCACGAACTGTGAGCCAGATGCAGATGATGTCAAAATAATTTCGTGATAGACCGACAACGATTCGTCATTTTCACGAATAACATTAAAGCCAACAATTTTAGCTGGGTCGTCTTGATATCTGTGGTCTGCGTATCTAATAATTTTAAATTTAATTCCATTCATGCATTACTCCATAATCTTAAATAATAAGTACCAGCAACAACGGCCGTGGCCGCACCCACACCCGCTCCAATTTTTATACCTAAATATCCTTTAAAAACACTGAAAGTAGCAGTGCTCGTTGATCCATTGCCTAAACAACTGGCAACTTCTAAAAATGGTTTAACAGTACCAGCTGCGTCTCCCGCATCTATATACAATTTTCCAGCACCTGCGGCTGTTCCAGCTGCAGCTCCTAACCCTAAAAGATTAGTCGTTGTACTATTAGAACTAACATTTGTTAAAGAAAGACCGACGAAATTAGTTGGGGATGTAAATTTAGCAAAATTAAAATCGCTAGATACGCATTGCATATAAATGCCGTTAGTGTTCCACGATGTTGTAAAATAAGGACCGTTTCCAAAATGAGCTAGAGGAAGACCTGAAAAAGTTCCAGAACTCATAACAGCATTACCTAATTTAATAAAGGTATTTTGCTGAACGTCAAGTGAAGATGTAACTTTTGTTGCTTGTAAATTAGCCATACGTCAATAAATATATTATAATCCTAATTTTTTATTTATTATATCAATTTGATTTTGTTGTTTGTCTATAATAACAACCAACTCTTTGATACCTTGAACCAATACAGACGTTAATTTAGTATAATTAATACCATCGATCTTGCCACTTTCATTGTAACTAACAAATTCAGGATATATCTTCAACATCTCTTCAGCTATAAAACCAATAGATTCATCGCCTGTATCCTTATATTTAAAGTAAACCGGCGTTAATTGCATCAATTTAGACAAATGTGGTGGCACCAATGGTCTAATATCAGTTTTAGAAGCTTGAGTAGATGTTTCAGTTAACGTAGTAGCCGATACAGTACCAGCCACAGTTAAAGTTCCTGTAGGAGAAGTGTTTGTTACAGTAAGAAAAGCAACACTGTCAACCAATGTAGCACTTGTATTTTTAATCAAATACAAAGAACTATTAGTAAAGTTACCAACAACTCCACTTCCACTTGTTCCAGATATACCCGATGTACCTGCGGCTGTGCTTAAACCACTGGTACCTGTAGTACCACTACTACCAACTCCACCACTAGTACCACTACTGGTTGATCTACCAGATGTACCACTACTACCACTTGATCCGCTTGCTTGATCCGGTGAACTTGCTCCCGCATTGCCAGTAGTACCACTTGTACCACTACTACCGCTTGTACCGCTACTTCTGCTATTACCTGATGTTCCAGCAGTACTTGCACCAGTTGTACCACTTGTACCACTGGATCCACTTGCTCGATCATTTGTGCTATTACCAGCTGCTCCTGTACTTCCACTTGTACCACTACTACCGCTTGTGCCGCTACTTAAACTATTGCCCGATGATCCAGCCGTACTTGCACCACTTGTACCGCTTGTACCACTTGATCTGCTTGTTTGATCATTTGTGCTATTACCAGCTGCTCCGCTGGTACCGCTACTTCCACTTGTACCACTTGTGCCGCTACTTCTGCTACTACCTGATGTTCCGGCAGAACTTGCGCCGCTTGTACCGCTTGTACCACTACTAGCGCTTGCTTGATCATTTGTACTATTACCAACCGCGCCGCTGG